ATCTAAAGTGCCTGTAACAGTAGCATTAGTTACATTTAAAGATGTAGCAGTAACAGAACCAGTTATAGTTGCACTTGTAGCTGTTAATGCACCATTACTAGCTACAACAAAAGCTCCTGAACCTAAATTAATTGATGATGATGAGCCACTAATAGTCAAACCTGAATTGTTTATAGTTACATCTCCACCACTTACAGTAACATTTGCAGCATTAAGTGTTCCTGTTGTAATGTTGTTTGCTGATAAATTATTAACTTTTGCATCTGTAACAGAATCATCTGCTATCTGTAATGTTCCAACACCACCTGATTTAATTATTAAATTACCACTACCATCAGTATCGATAGTTACATCATCAATTTGTAATCTATTTGCATTTAAACTACCTGAAGTAATATTATCTGCATCTAAGTTTGTAACTGTAACATTAGAAGCATTTAGTGTTCCTGTACTTATATCATCAGCAGATATTACTCCAAAAACACCTGATGCAGATGTTAATGTGTTTGCTGCTATATCTCCTGCTTCTATTGTATTTGCTGCTATGTTTGCAGAAAGTATTGTAGATGCTGCAATTTCTGAGGTTGTTATTGTTTGTGAAACTATTTGTGTTGCTGTAACTGCATCTGCTGCAATACTATCTTGATTTACTGCATTAGTGGCTATTAGTGCATTTGTAACCGCATCATCTATTATTTTTGCTGTTGTAACTGCATCATCTGCTATCTTATCACTTGTAATTGATCCATTTTTAATATCAGCAGCTACAGTTGGTTCATTTCCTACTGTAAATGTTAATGTTGCAGGTGAAGATTCACTACCTAGTGGATTTAAAGATGAAACACTTGCAACATAATTAGTGCCTTTAGGTATAAACATTAGATCAACATTTTCAACATCTACTATTTTATTTAAGAGTTGATTACCTGAAGAATCGACAACATTAACTCTATATTGATAGTTAGGAAAATCTGTTGGCTCATTCCAAGCTAGAAATGGTCTGCCTGTAGAACTTGCATCAGTATCAGTAAATGAAAGTCCTGTTGGTGCTTTTACAGCATAAGCTGATGGTAAATTAGCAAGTTCTTCTACTGGTTCTTGTGCTGGAACTTCCCAAGTATATACATCAAAATATTCTATTAGACTTACAGATACTAAACCATCTGATTGAAGTTCTAATGCTTCAACCCTACATACCTTGCCACTAAATCCTAGACCTGCATAAGTGAATGAAACAATATCACCTACATTAAGTTTATACATTTCAGGCGTTCCTAAAAACTGAATTGTGGTTTGATTCCTGCTTCTTGTAAGAATAGCTTTACCCATATTATGTGCAATATAAGGATCAGTTACATAAGGAAATTCTGCTTTAACTTCTAATTCTTCACCACCATCATCAGAAGTAAAATCATTTGCATCAGTTGTAGCAGAATGTAGAACAGTTGCAGTATCTAATTCGTATTTTTTGTTAGCATTAAAAAACTCAATAATAACTTTATTAGCTCTTTGATCTTTATTGCCATAATCAACTGATATACCAGCATCAGCAATAACATGATTATCTGTAATGCTAAATGTAGAAGAACCTGTATCTTCAATTTGTAATTCATATTTACCATCGACATAAAGAAATATACCACGCATATTTGCAAGTAATTCTTTAGCATTATCCATTACAGTTTTATTAGAATCTAAATATCCGTTGCAATGAAATCTTTTTACTTTTAAAAGATAAGTACCTGTATTAGAGGAATAATTAGCATCCAAACTACCATCAATATAAACTCTATAATCTTCAGTAGAATCAAAAAATTCATCACGCCTAACATCTTTAATATTTTCACCATCTAAGATTGTTGAACCTGATGAATTTATAAGTGTAATTTGTTCTCCAATTTTATTTTGAAACCAGTCTCTATTAGCATTAGCTCCTAATACACTTATAAAATCATTACCATTACTACCGCTCCATGTAAGAGCTTGTGCTGAACCATTAAAGAATGGTTGATCAACAAGAGTATCAGCAGTATTAGCAGCAGTAGAAAATGTAGATGTATTGATTTTAGCTATTGGTAGTCCTTTACCATATTCATCATTTGTTATGTAATCTAAAAAACATAATGCAGGGTTATCTGACCATTTATAAGTAGATACAGTTCCAAAAGTTTGATTACCATCTCTAGGATCAAAAACCTTTTTACCTTTTACCTGAACTGTTAATTGTGGCACTCCTGACCAAATACCCTCTTTATCATAGCCAAAATGACATGCAATATAACAAACACCATTTAGTTTATGTGCTGAAGTCCAGTTAGACATAGAAGCAACTAGCATAGGATCAGCAGTTTGTGTAGCTGCTCCATGATGTAGATTCATAACATATCTATATTTTGCTGTTGGTGAAGTACCAAACTGACCTGCTCCTGCATTGATACCTGTTCCATTTTGAGAAACAGTATTTAATGAACCATTACCTGAACTAATTTTATCAGAACCGATATAACCACCATCTCTAAATCTAGCAGAATCAGTAAGTGGGTTGCCATCTAGTTCTATTGTTTTACCTAGTATTTCTTCACATTCTCCGACTGCTAAAGCATACACAACATATAAATCTCTTGAATCATTTGCGTTAGTGTCCATGTAAATTATTTGAGTACCGACTCTACGAGTGCCATATATGACTGGTAATTTACCACCAGCAGATGTTTTGTTTGCAAGGATGTCTTGACCTTTTGCCAACATTTGTCTTGCCTGCATAAAACCCTTTACACCAACAGCTAATGTTATTGCTTGTATTACATATCCTATTTTTTTTAATGTAGATGCAGCTTTCCAAGCTGTACCTACTGCTTTAAAAAATCCAACAATAGCACTAAAAACACCCATTACTGACCCCACCTAACATCTTCTTTTACTTGTGTTGCAAACTCCATTCCTTTATCACCACTACTAAATGCTTGTTGAGATTCATCTGAAAAATGTCTGCCCTTTGTTAGATTCCAATTAGACCAATGACTAGCAACTATCATATTTAAAACAGAATCATTTATGTTTTCTTGAATAGATACATTTCTAATTTGACCTGTAAAATAATTAATAGCACCTACAATAGCTTCATTAGTGTCGAAGTAAGCTAAATATATTTCTACTGTTTTATCTGTAAATGCACCACTTTGCACTAAAGACCTGACCTGATCTGTAATGTTTGAAAAACCAAGATTTATTTCATCTACTTGTAATTGTCCTGTTTCAGCAGTTGCATCTACAGTAAGAAAAGATCCACCAGCTTCATAAGTATTTGAACTGAATACAACATTGGTAAAGTAATCAGTAAGCCTAATTGTTGATGATAAATTAAGTTCAACTAAAAAAGCTGTTTTAGTTGCTGTTGATGATACTTGTGTTTGTAAAGCAGTAGATAAACTTCTTGGCATT